ATGAACAATCAAAAGAATATCAGGTTTTTACGCCTGAATTTTATTTAAACGATTACTATCTAAGTTGCTATTTGACTTTAGTACTTTTAGAAAATCAATTTTATCAATTTGAGGTTAAAGATGCCAACGGAATTATTATTTATTTAGATAAACTACTATGTCAAACAACCATATAATAGAATTAAAGGCATTCAATCCTCCTAAAGCGGTCGAAAGCCGTCAGGATAATTGGGTAAAATATGGCGAAAATAATAATTATTATCAGTTTTTGATTGATCGCTACAACAATTCAACTACTAATAACCAAGTTATTAACAATATCGTTAAATTAATTTACGGTAAAGGTTTGGATGCTAAAGACGCTGGTAGAAAACCAAGTGAATATGCACAAATGAAAATGTTATTTAGTAAGGAAGTTACTAAAAAAGCGATTACAGATATGTATCTTTTGGGGCAGTGCGCTTTGCAAGTTATTTACGCTAAAAATAAAAAAACTATTGTAGCAGTAGAACACATACCTGTTCACAATTTACGCCCTGAGAAGTGTAATAAAGACGGTATAATTGAAAATTATTACTATTCAGATAATTGGGCAAATTTACGAGAATTTCCAGCCACACCAATACCGAGTTTCGGTAATGGCAATCAAACTTTAGAAATTTTAATGATTGGAAATTATACAATAGGGCAAAAATATTTCTCAAATGTATCTTATTTGGGCGGTTTAGCTTATGCACAATTAGAAGAGGATATTGCCGAGTTTTTAATTTCATTAATTCAAACAAATTTTAGTCCGTTATCAATTATAAATTTTAATAATTCAGAAACGGATGTAACCGCTCAAGGTAAAATCGTTGAATCTATTAAAACTAAGGCGACTGGAGCAAGTGGAGATAAATTAATTGTATCTTTTAATAGCGACGAAACTAAAAAGACTACAATTGATAGCGTACCATTAAATAGAGCAGCGGAACAATACCAATATTTGAGTGATGAGGCACGTGCTAAAATTATGCTTTCACACGGTGTAACTTCTGGTTTACTTTTTGGAATACCAAGCGCAAACGGTTTTAGTTCAAATGCAGACGAATTGAAAACGGCTTTTGTGTTGTTTGATAATAACGTAATAATTCCAAATCAGGAGCAGTTTTGTGATGGTATTGATAAAATTTTAGCTTTCAATAAAATTAGTTTAGATTTAACATTTATTCCTTTAAAATCATTAGATGATACTTCGGAAATTTCAGCAAGTTCACAAGCCAATAAGGTTGTAGTTGCGGTAAATACAATGTCTCCTTTAGTTGCTAATAAGGTACTTGAATCAATGACACCTGACGAAATTAGAAGCCTTATTGGTTTACCTCCTGTAGTGGGTGGCGCATTATTAGCACCAGTAAGCTCATCAAATTTTAGCGAAATAGATTTCGATGAGTTTGGCGAAACAATCGACTCAAACGAATGGGAATTGATAGACAGTCAAGAAGTTGACTACGATAACGAAGATTTTTTAGATGCTGAGTTAAAAAAGTTAAACGAACCTTCATTATTAAGAAAGGTTTTAAACTTTGTAAGTACAGGTGTAGCGATTCCAAACGCTAAAAGTGAACAAGACGGAGTTTTATTTAAAAGTCGTTACCGTTATATGAGTCAAATAAGCGATAAAAGCCGACCATTTTGTGTAAAAATGCACGAAGCTGACAAAGTTTATCGTAAAGAGGATATAATGAGAATGAGTAATATGGAAGTCAACAAAGGTTGGGGACCCAAAGGAGCGGATACCTACGATATATTTTTATACAAAGGTGGTGGGAATTGTCATTGCAAGTGGAATAGAGAAACATATCGTAAAAAAGCCGACGTAAATAGTCCAAATGCTGACAAAATAACACCTTCAGAGGCACGAAAACAAGGCGAAATTTTACCAACAAACAATCCTTTGGTATATACACGTCCAATTGATATGCCTAATAACGGATTTTTACCTAAATAACTATGAAACAATTTATAACAGTAGCGGAATTGACGGAGTACACGGTATTATCAGGTAATATAAATGCTGACAAAATTATACCGTTTATTAAAATAGCACAGGACACGCACATATACACGTTTTTAGGTTCTAATTTATTTGATAAAATTAGCGAAGACGTTGAAAATGATACATTAAGCGGTAATTATTTGACGTTAATGAACAACTATATTAAACCGATGCTGTACCATTGGGCGGTTATGGAGTTTATACCATTTTCAGGGACGGTTATAAGTAATAAAGGGAATTATCAGCATAATTCAGAAAACTCAAATGTAACGGATAGCAAGGCACTTGAATTGTTAGTACAAAAAAGTAAGCAAATAGCTGAAAATTATACTGAAAAATTCATAAAATATATGACCGTACATTATGCTGATTTTCCTGAATATTATTTAGCTCAAACAGGCGATACAGTTCCGACTTTAAGCACTACACCAGGCGGTTGGTATTTACCAATATATACAGGATTGACACAAAATGATGCAGGAGATTTAAAACGATAATAAGATATGGCAAGTTATAATTTTACACATAAGCAGGGTAGTACTTTTAAAGAGGTTAATTTCGCATTATCAGGAACGCCAACGCTTCCAGAAATAGATACTGTAAAAATGCAACTTCGCAAAGAATGCGGGGGACTTGTTGCTTACGAAATGTTGATGACGGTTGTTGATTCCGTTGTTGGTTTATTTAAAATAAATGAACAGATTATCAACATACCTGAATATTCTTATTTATATGATATTCAAATAGTGTTTATTGATGGGCGGGTTGAGAATGAATGGTTGGAGGGAAGTTTTGACGTAAAATGTAAAATAACAAATTAATGGATGAAATAGTAAATATAGATGTATTCCCAACGGTTGAAGAGGTTACGCTTACAATCGAGCCAAATCTAATAACAATAAATGTAAACGAGGTTACTGGTGGCGGTGGCGGGGTTCCTTATACGGGTGCAACTCAAGATGTAAATTTAGGTGAGTTCGGTTTACAAACTGGAAACGTTGAATTTGATTTAACACCTACAAATGCACCTACAAATGTTGGCAGTTTAGTATGGAATGATATTGCAGGTACTTTAGATTTAAAATTAAAAGGAGGAGCGGTTACATTACAAGTAGGTCAGGAAACAGTTGCAAGAATTGTAAATAAAACAGCTACAAATATAACTTTATTAGAAGCTAATTATCAAGTAGTAAGAGTTACAGGAGCGCAAGGCGAAAGACCGAAAGTTGATTTGGCACAAGCGAATAATGACTTGAATAGCACTACAACTTTAGGTTTAGTAACTGAAACAATTTTAAACAATCAAGAGGGTTTTATTACTACAAGCGGTCAAGTTCAAGGAATAAACACAACGGGTTCACTTCAAGGAGAAACTTGGTTAGATGGTGATATACTTTATTTAAGTGGAACGGTAGCTGGTAGAATTACAAATATAAAACCAATTGCACCTATTCACACGGTTATAATTGGATTTGTCGAATATGCACATGCAATACATGGAAAAATATTTGTTAAGGTCGATAATGGTTACGAATTAGACGAATTGCATAATGTTAGTGCAATTGAACCTAATAACAACGAGGTTTTAACTTATGATTCAGCAACATTATTATGGAAACCTAAAACGGTTGCAACGGCTTTAGGATATACGACTATAAAATCAGTTGTAAAAGATACCGTTCAAGGAGCTACTATTACGGGCGTAATTACCGAAGTTTTAACAGGCACTTATTTAATTCCCGCCAATACTTTTGCTACAAATGATGTGATGAAAATAACTTCGTTTTTGGTTGAAAAATTAGGTACTGCATCGAATGCTACGGTACGTGTAAAAGTTGGTTCGACAAATATCTTTAGTAGCTCAACAGTAATTGCAACTTATATAATGGGTTCGACCATTTTAACAAGTGCAATGAATAGAACATTGTTAACTATAAGAGGCGGAAATATAAGGACTTTAACACCAACGGTATCTCTTTTAAATGACACCGTTGCAAGTTTAGCTGCTATGTCCAATATAGCTTTTAATCCAGCTATTGATAATTGGATATTTACAAGTCTACAATTAGGAGGTCCAGCTGAATCAATTTTTCAATCTAATTTTATAGTAACTAATTAATTATGAAAACAGTAATAAATTTATTAACAAACGAGGTTTTATATTGCACATTTTTAGAAGTTTTTTTAGCTGAAAATGAAATTATAATTGAGCAGTTACCAACGGGACAATATTACAATTTTAAAACAAAAGAATTTTACGACAAATGAAATATTTAAATTACTTTTTCGCTTCCTTAGCGTTGTTTTTTTTGCCTATATACGGATTGTTAACAGCGGTTGGAGTTGCTATATTTTTGGATACAATTACGGGTTTGTTTAAAAGCATAAAATTAAACGGGTGGCGAAGCGTTAAAAGTAGAAAATTATCAAATGTTATTAGTAAAATGGTGCTTTATGAAATTTGCATATTATTATTATTTTCTATTGATTTTTATGTTTTAAACGAATTTATTATACATAGTTTCAATATTAAATTTATGTTTACAAAACTTTGTACTATTATGCTTATCTTTGTCGAGTTGGTTTCAATAAAAGAAAATATCGAAGCGTCTTTCAACATAGATTTATGGAAACTTTTAAAGGCAACTTTTAACCGAGCAAAAGAAATTAAAACAGATATAAATGAGGTCATTAAATGAGAATGGTTACAGATTAATTACAGATTTTGAGGGGTTCAGTGCAACCCCTTATTTATGTCCTGCTAAAATTCCTACAATTGGGTATGGAAATACCTATTATAGCGACGGTAAAAGAGTAACGCTTTTAGATAAGTCAATTTCTAAAATTAAGGCGTTTGAAATTTTTAAAACGATAGCTGATAAATTTGCAATTGCAGTTAGTAAATGTTTAAAAAAAGAAGTTTCACAAAATCAATTTAATAGTTTGGTATCTTTGGCGTATAATATAGGAGTGGCTAATTTTATGAATAGCACACTTTTAAAAAAAGTAAATGTAAACCCAAAAGACGAAACTATTTTTAACGAATTTTG